AAGTTTTAATAGTTCTGTTGGTCATGACTACTTAGAAAATTCGGATGAACGATATGAATTTTATCATCGTAAAGAAGAACGTATTCCATTTGATCTAGAATATTTCAATAAAATTACCAAAGGTGGTTTACCGACAAAGACACTTAATATTGCTCTTGCTGGTACTGGTGTTGGTAAGTCCCTTTTTATGTGCCATGTCGCTTCTTCTTGCCTTGTACTCGGTAGGAATGTTCTTTACATCACATTAGAGATGGCGGAAAAGAAGATTGCAGAAAGAATAGATGCTAATCTTTTAAATGTTAAAGTTGATGAACTTGAGAAGTTATCTAAAGAAGATTATGATAAGAAAGTTGCAAGAGTTAAGAAGAAAACTACTGGTAAGTTGATTATCAAGGAATACCCAACTGCATCGGCATCCGCTACACATTTTAGGACATTATTAAATGAACTTCATCTCAAACGTAATTTTAAACCTGATATCATCTTTATTGATTATCTTAATATCTGCACTTCTTCCCGTATTAAACCTGGTGCCAGCATTAATTCCTATACCTATGTCAAATCCATTGCTGAAGAACTTCGTGGACTTGCGGTGGAATATTCTGTGCCTGTTGTCAGTGCTACACAGACTACAAGAGCAGGATTTAACAGCTCTGATCCTGGATTGGAGGACACCTCAGAATCATTCGGACTCCCAGCAACCGCCGACCTAATGTTTGCTCTCATCTCTTCCGATGAACTGGAAGAACTAGGACAGATTATGGTGAAACAGTTGAAGAATAGGTATTCAGACCCAACATCATATAAAAGATTTGCAATAGGTATTGACAGATCAAAAATGAGACTGTATGATGTAGAAGATTCTGGACAACAAGATCTAGTTGATGTAGGTCAAGTGAAAACTAGTAGTAATCCAAAGAAAAAGTTTGAGGGATTTAAAGTATGATAAATGAAGATATCATAAAGTTCTTTTCGGAACATTGTGAAAGTGATGGTGTGCCAAATATTGATGATAATCTGTGGCACATCTTCATGGAAAAATATTCAAAAGATGATATTAGACAATCTCTTGCCGAATATATCCATAGGAATAATGTTCCATTTCCTTGGAGAAGTCATCCAGTAGAAAAATTCATAACTCGTTTTAAAGATCTTTGTTATGAATCTATGTTGGATCAATATGAATACAAAAGAGATCATATTGTAAAAGAGAAACATGATTACAAATACAAGTATGAAGATTCACCATTGGGTATCATAGATAAATCTCACCTATACAATGTTGTTAGTGATTATTTTCAACAACAAAATAGATTGAAGTGCGATTCTATTAGTCAGTTGTCTCCTTATGGCACTTGGAAAGATAAAGATAAGTTATCGAGAATGAATTGGACTTTTTGGAGAATGGATAAATCGGGCCCAAGAAGAGAGAACTTTTTAGCATCATTTCGTCTTGGAACATATACAGCAACTCAATTCAGACCTTCAGTAGCAAAAGCATTGTATGAAAAACATAATGCAATTAATGTGTTAGATACATCATGTGGATGGGGTGATAGACTTGCAGGATTTTATGCAACAAAGAATACTGAAAGGTATGTTGGATGTGACCCAAATCCAGATGTATATGAGGTATATAAGAAACAGTGTGTAGAATATGAAATCCTTTTGGGTAATACACCTCTTCTAACTGAATATGAAGATCATTTTACTTGTGTTGGTAAGAAAAGTGTTGAGATATGGAGAAAACCATCTGAAGATGTTAATTGGGATTTGTATCTAGATACATTTGATTTCTATTTCACATCCCCACCATATTTTGCTACCGAGAAATATGCTGCTGACACAGAAGAAACATCTGATCAGTCTTGGGCAAGATACAATTCATTTGATGCTTGGAAATATGATTTCTTTTTTAAAGTCACACATGATGTTTGGAGGACCATTAATAAAGATGGGTATATGATGATTAATATCATTGAACCAAGAACTAATGGCAATTCTAGACATAAGTTATGTGATGATATGGTAGATTATTTTATGAGTTTTGATGAATCCAATTATATCGGTAAAATTGGTATGCGGATGATGGCAAGACCACATACTGATGATGTGAGTGATATATTCATCGAACCTATATGGGTATTCAGAAAAGGAAATGATACTTATGAAAAAGGTGGTGACACCGGCACTCTTGATAGTTTCTTTGGGTAGATAAATAGTTTCATTTGAGTGCAAACAATGGCAGTAGATAATGACTTATTAGTAAATGTAAACAAAGTCATAAACAGTATTTCTGATACCCAAAAAATTTCTGTTAGAAAACAACAAGGTAAAAAAATATATGTGGATTGTGAGAATGTTCGTTCAGATGCACGAGAGGCATTGCAACAAGCATTAACTAAAGCTGGAATAAGAAACAGTACAGATATAGTAAAAGGATCTTCTGAACTTGGTACCCATTTAGACAGTGGTTATCAAATCATCTATAAAAAGAAACAAGGAAGTGGTGGTATTGGTGATACTACTCTTAATTCTACTATAACAGAATTATTCCCATGTATTGGATTTTTGACTGATATAAGAGAAACTGATCCAGATTTATTTTATCAAAAAGTGGTACAGAATAATAATCCAAAATTATCTTGTTATCTTGGTGATGATTATAAAGCAGGTAAACAATTTATAGATGATGCTGCTGGTTCTGCAAAGTTCCGTGAAAAAGTTACTAATGCCATTGCTATTTTACAATACATTAGGTTTCAGGATAAAGGTAAACCGATAAAAAATGTTGTGTGGGGATATAGATTAAAACCTGCTGGAATTCCAAGCAAACATCCAGGTGATATATTCGTTGAATTTAGAGATGGTGGACAATTAGGTATATCATTAAAAGCGGGTGGTGAAAAAACAGAAGAACCTAAATTAAACACCTATGTTGGTAATGTACTCAAAGATACTAAAAGTGAGTCCTTATATAATAAATGGAAAAAAGAGTCCTATGATAAATTCTATACTGGTATACCAAACATACCACCATTTTCTGAATATGGAAAACCATCATTTTTAAAAGTTCTAGTTAAATTGGAACAACAAAACAAATCATTATATGAACATTTATATGATCAACATTTAGAATGGTTGAAGGGGAAAGTTATAGATTATCTGAATGCTGATGAAAATAGAACAAAAGATTGGTTGCTTTATAAAATAGCTGGTAAAGAAAAACTTGGTGGTGTTCCATTAGTAGTCGTAAAGGCATATGGGGATAAAGCAGAAGAATTGAATGATGATGATATTGTTGAAGCATGTATACAGAGATCAAAGAATAGTGGTGGTTTGAAAGTTACTAAATCACCAACATCTAAACAAAATTTCTTCATATCTCTTACTTGTAATGCTAAAACTACTGTATTGAATTTTTCTATTAGAACAAACAAACCAGGATTTGATCATAAGTTGGGTCAATATATAGATTTAGCTATCAAATTTAATGGTGTTAAGAAATAAATTGGAGATGATATGACTGCTACTGTGATTTTACCAACTACTGGCGCACCAGAGTTTAAAGATGCAATTGAAAGTGTACTCAATCAAACATATCCAACAAATGCATATGTTGTAGTTGATGGGATTGAAAATTTTGATAAAGTTGATAAAATACTTTATCACATGAAATTGGATTCATCAAAATTCAACATATGTGTTCTTCCAGAAAATGTAGGTGCAAATGGATTCTATGGTCATAGAGTTTATGCTGCATTTACCCATCTAGTCAATACCGATTATGTTCTTTATCTGGATCAAGATTGTTGGTTAGAACCTACTCATATTGAAAATTGTGTTAATACAATCAAACAATATGATCTGGAATGGACTTATTCTCTAAGAAATATATACAGTAGTGATAAAGAGTTCATTTGTAGAGATGATTGTGAGAGTCTTGGACTTTGGTCTCCATATGCACAATATAATCACATAGATACCAATTGTTATTGTTTAAAGACTTCTATTGCAACCAGAGCAGCTTCAGCATGGCATGGTGGTTGGGGACAGGACAGAGTTTTTTTTAATGTAATGTTCCAAAATTTTAAGAAAGTTAGATGTTCCAGTGAATATACAGTGAATTATAGATTGGGTGGTAATGATGGTTCAGTCAAATCTGAATTCTTCTTACTCGGTAATAAAGTGACAAATCAAAGATATAATGGAGTTTTCCCTTGGCAACAAAAGTTCTAGTAGTTGGTGAAAATAGTTTTATAGGAAATGCTCTCTTTAATGTAAAAAGACCTGATATAGAATTCTACAAAGTATCACATAAAGATTTTGACAAGATTGATCTTCCATTCTTTGATACTGTTGTTGGTTGTGCATTAAATCCAGAGTATAG